ATTATGCATGCGGCATTATTCTGTTGTCATCAAGTGCAAATAATTAAGGGAATAAAATGGGTGCTAACAATAATTTTACAGTTTTACATTTAATAGCCGCTACTGTTGCGTTAGTAGCATGGGCAGAGTTTTTATCACGCTTGGCTAATGTTGGCTAAGCGATAACGGGAGAGAGAAAGATGAAAGTATTGTTGATTAGCCTTAGCGTGTTAATTTTAACTGCGTGTGATTACGTGCCAACGGAGGTTTTTGAGATAAAAACAGTTGATGGCAATATTATTAAGTTAGCGTGTCCTGTTGTTGATGCAGGAAGAAGCGAGCTTACATATCTGACTGATGGTCATTGTGTAGTATGGGAATAACTCGCAACACAATTAACCACACAATCAAAGCCCCTTAATTGGGGTTTTTGCGTTGTTTTGATTTAATTTAGATTAGTGTTAAAATATAACCTAACGGCGCTAGGCGCTTACATAACGACTTTAGGAGTCAAGATGGACTTAACAGGAATCGAAGGGCTTACAGAGGCTCAAATCACAGCTATTCAAGCGGTGCATGATACAGATGTTACAGGCTTGAAGAATAAAAACACTGAGCTATTAGGTAAAATGGATGGCTTTAAAGGTGAGTTAACGGCTAGTGAGCAAGCTATTGAAGACGCGCGCAAGACGGCAGTTGAAGCTGAGAAGCAAAAGCTAGTTGCAGAGGGTAAGTTTGCAGAGGCTCAAAAGCTTGGCGAAGAAGAGCGAACAAAGGCGATTGCAGAGGCTAACAAGCTAACTGAGATTGCACAAAGCGCACTGAAACAGCGTGACCTAAGTGAATTCCATGCAGAAATGATGTTAAGTGTTCATGATGACCCGATTAAACGAATCGCTGCGCAATCTATGATTGATAAAAACAGCAGCGTAACCTATGACGAACAGGGCAATAAAACGCTCTCAATGAAAATAGGCGACAAAGAATTTAGCAATACCGTTGACTTCCTAGCACATGCGGAAACTGACGCGATATGGAAAGCGATGCTAAAAGCACCAGAGACTAAGGGTCTTAACGTGCATAACTCCAATGCTCAGGGCAGCGGTACAGATAACGCAAATAAATCAGCGTTAGAAATTTTATACCCATCGAAATAAGAGGAATTAAACATGGCTACATTAGGAAATACGTACCTTTCGTTAATCGATTTGTACAAACAGCAAGAAGGTGGAGAAGTAACCGCCACTATCATCGAGCAGCTTATGCAACTCAATCCCATCCTATCGGATATGCGGATTGAAGAGTGTAATCAAGGTGCTACACACTTAACGAGTATTCGATCTGGAATACCCGCACCGACATGGCGTGAGCTTTATGGCTCGGTAATGCCTAACAAGTCAACGACTAAACAGGTCACTGACTCCGTTGGCATGTTGGAAGCATGGTCTGAGATTGATAAAAAGCTTGTTGATTTATCGTCAAACCCAGGTCAATTCCGCATGAATGAAGCGGCGGCATTCCTGCAAGGTATGGCTGATGAAATGGCTTCTACTACTTTCTACGGCTCTGCTGCGAATGAGTTCACGGGGCTGGCTCCCCGCTTCAATGATTTAGCCGCTGAGAATGGTGGCCAAATTATCGATGCAGGCGGTACAGGCTCAGATAATACTTCCATTTGGTTTGTTGTTTGGGGCGATCGCACTTGTCACGGATTATATCCAAAAGGCTCGCAAGCAGGCTTGCAGCGTGAAGATAAAGGCGTGCAAACTAAAGAGACTGACGCAGGTGTTTACGATGTTGTGCGCGAAAAATTCACATGGGATTTAGGTTTGACTGTTCGTGATTGGCGCTATGTTTCTCGTATTGCAAACATTGACGTATCAGACGCGCAAGGCGGCTCAGTTAACTTGATGACATTTATGCGTAAAGCATACTACGCATTAAAACAACGCCAAATTCCAAACGGACAAGCGGCTATCTACCTTAACACCGATATGATGGAAGTGCTCGACGCTTTAGCAACGAACAACGGAACCACTGATAACTATATTCGCCTAACTCCTTCTGAGTTAGAGGGTAAAGAGGTCATGACGTACCGTGGCATCCCTATTCGTGAAGTTGACGCACTAATCAACACCGAAGCTCGTGTAATTTAATAAGGAGAAATAAAAATGATTTTTGATTCAACTAATAAATTTTCATCGTCACAAGCCCTAACAGTTACAGCTGCATCTGAGAATGTGATTGACCTTGGCGTGACAAATCGCGATATCGGCAACGGCGAAGTGATCCCAGTTTACATCGAGGTTGATGTTGCACTTGAGGGCTTAACCTCGCTTCAAGTTGCCATCCAAACCGATGATGCAGAAGGGTTTGGGTCAGCAGTTACAGTCGTATCATCTGGCGCTATTTTGGCCGCTGATTTGATTGCTGGTTATCAATTCGCTGTTGTCCATGTGCCGTTGCACGTACTAGGGCGATACATGCGCCTTAACTATGTTGTTGTTGGCACTGCTACAGCAGGCTCCGTTGTTGCTGGTATTACGATGGGCAATCAGCAAAATGGCTAACTACAAAGTCGCTAAACTCTGCTTTCTTGATGGCAAGAGGCGCAGGGTAGGTGACATTGTTAAATTTGAGGGTAAAGCACCCTCTTATTTAGAAGCCGTTAAGACCGAACCATTACCAAAGAAAAAAGCGAAAGCTAAAAAGTAATATCAGCCTCCTTTATGGGGGCTTTTTTATACCTACAATAAAGTGCTATAATGTTTATATGGTTGTGAGGGCGACCATAGTTGCAGCGCTGTAACACCTACAAGCCCTCTTCGGATGCCCTCCCGAACGGATTCACAAAAACTAGCCCTCTGTATTAATTTACCGAGGGCTTTTTTATGCCCTCATTACCGAAGAAATGAGAGGTAACACATGCGAGCAATGAACAAGATACTGTCAGATATAGTGATGGCAAATAACGGAACGGTCACAGACTCCTATAATAGAAACCAGTTGTTAAGAGACTGGCTAGCAGCGATAGGGGGTTAATATGAGTATTCGCAATGATTTATTAGAGCAAATACTAGCGGCAACAGGTGACACTGGTGGCGTAGAAAGCGTCACTGGTGATTTGGTTGATAATACCGACCCGCTAAACCCAATTGTAAACGAAAATCCAGAGCTAACATTTAGCGTGTTTACTAGAGAAACAATCCCCAACACTGGAGGCATATCAGCCAATCCAGCAGCCCCAACTTACGCAACAGGGCTTGAGATATCAGAGCAGACGGGTGGCTTTGAGCTTGTGACGACTGGCCCGTGGGCGAATACCGGCGCAGTGCTAAATAATACGGGCTTTGACATTGATGTAATGGGCACATTTAGCTATTACCCCAATAACTCAGGCGGCACATCTCGCGTTGACATGTGGTCAGAAACGAGCACTGATGGAATCACAATAACAGAGAACGACGACTCCGCGCGCTCCATTGAGATATCTGGCACGGGCGAAACGTCATCAACCAAATCCTCAAGGTTTACGGCGTGGAGTAACGGCGACATGATACGGTTTGTTTTTACAGACAGTGGTGGCGGCTCTTGTGTGTTTGACCCTGTATTGGTCACATCAACACAAGGCACAGTAAGAGCGCCGTCCTTTTCATTCCAAGAAACGGTAGTAAGAAAAACTAACGGAGCATAAAACCAAACCCCCTTTAACAAGGGGTTTTTTATATCATCGACAAAGGTGTTATACTGTATAAAAATTAACAGAGGTTTTATCATGGCTTTAACGACTGAAGATGGCACAGGTGTAGCAAATGCGGATAGTTTCCTGTCTCTTGTAGATGGCAGAGCTTTAGCTGAGCAATACGGGCTAACACTTGATGCTGATGATACAACGGCAGAGGTGCAGTTGCGCAATGGCTACAGAGGCTTATTAACACAGGAATCAACACTGCAAGGCTCGCGCACTTATGATGTGCAAACTGGCATCTTTCCACGCACAGGCGTTTACAGTAATTGCGTTGCTGTTGGCAGTAGTGAAATCCCGCTAGACGTTTTACTCGCTCAATTAAATTATTCTGATGCGATAAATAACGGCTACGGCACAAACACTGTGAACGATGGAATGGATCTAAAAAGCTTTAACGCTGTACAAACAACTTATTCTGAAACTTATCAGGACGGCGCAAGAGCTAAAACAAACGCGACCATTCAAGGCGTCACAAACTCCCTTTACCCGTTTACATTACAGGGCTATGCAAACTCCCCTTGCGGGCGTGCTAATGGAGCGGGCGGTTTAACTCGCACTGAGTTTTTCTAATGGCTGGCGTAGATGTAGCTGCAAAGATAGCAAAAGGGCTAGCCAAGTGTAACGAGAAACTAGGTGCTGGTGATTTAGTTTACCTTGTACGCGAAACCCAAACGGGCGGGACTCCAATTAATCCGCCCACAATAACAACTGAGAGAATACTACTGAAAAACGCAGTGTTTAAATCAATCAATATAAATCAAATGACTAACTCATTAATCCAAGAGGGTGATAGGGTTTTAATATCCAGCTCAAGCGTTGGGTTGAAATTGAATGACAAGATTGAGCAAGGCTCTCGTAAAATGTACATCGTATCAAATGCGCCTGTTGAACCTAACGGCGTAGTGTTAGTTTACAAGCCAATCGTGAGAGATATGTAATGCCCTTAATCGGTAGGCGTAATCTAGATAAAGCTATTGAAGATGCTATCGAAGTGTTAAACGGCAAGCTAACTGACATTTACACCAAGGGCTTGAGGTCTATGGTTTCACGCACGCCTGTTCACTTTAAAGATGGTGGCAGGCTAAAAAATAATTGGTTTTTAACTGCTGGCCAGCCTAGCACAAAAACAAGAGGCGGAAGCGCTAACGGCTCAGGCTCTCTTGCTGAGCTGGGTAAGATGCCGACTTACGTGCTGGATAAAAAAATATACTTTACCAATAACTTACCCTATGCGAATACTGTTGAATATGGTGGATACCCTAACCCAGTTGAGACTGGTACATGGACTGGTAGTAAATATCAAAAGCTTTCTACTGGTGGGTATTCACGACAAGCGCCTAACGGCATGGTAAGAGTCAACATTAAAAAGATGGAAGCGAGGATTAAAAAGCTATGAGCGATTTACCGGGTACGTATTACGCATTAACAAATCACCTCGTACAGCAAACAATAACTGGCATTGATAATAATAATGACATTGCATGGGGTAACAACAAGTTTGACCCATCAGGAAAGGATGTTTGGTTAAGCGCTGATTACTTTCCCGCTAACGTAGGGGTTGCATCAAAAGGCACGGTAGGCGCAGAAGAGGACGGCTTTTTTCAGGTGTCAGTATATATAAAGGCGAATGATAGCGAGGGCGTATATGTTAATTACGACATAAGGCAACTAACCGTAATGAACGAGATTTTAACCGCATTCGCGCAAAACGTTCAGGCAATGTATAATGGCGTTACAGTTTCAATACTAGACTCAACCGCGCAACCACCAAGAAAATCTGGCGGCTGGCATGTTAGAGACATTACTATTAATTACTATAAGTTAGGGGAATAAAATGGCTGGTGAATTAAACGGAACGGCGTGTTTGTTATACAAAGGTGTTGCAGGCACACAGCAATTGATTGGGCAAATGGAGGTAACAATAACCTACGGTGGCACGCCAATCGAAATTAGCAATAAAAGCTATGAAGATTGGGTTGTATCGCTAGATGGTGAGCTTTCAGGCAAACAAGTAGTCATTGCTGGCTCGCTTGTTTATAACAGTGATGCCACCTATGAGGAGGTTAAATCAGAAGCGTTTACAGGCACGCAGGATGATTACGTGTTTAAGTTTGGCTCATCTGATGAGGCTTTGGCAGCTAAATTCACGCCTACAGGCATGAGTGATGCAGTACCCCAAGGCGACAAAGTATCAACATCAGTAAGCTTTAACTCTAGCGGTGCTGTGACGCGTACACCTCAAACGGTGGTTTAATGCGATTTACTCTATGTTATAAGGAGTATCCATTTAAAATGACTCTTGGAGCAATGAAGCAATTCAAGGCAGCTACAGGCAAAGACTTGTGGCATACCTTGGTTGCTTTCCTTGATGATTGGATGAAGAGCGCAAAAGAATCCGACCTGACGCGATGCAGGGGTGTTTATAACACTGTTGACTTTGCAACGGCCGCTGAATTAATTCACGCGTTAGTTAAGGCTGAAAACAAATCAATTCCTATTGCTGAAATTGAAGATGCGATGTTTCGTGTGGGGTGGTTGCCTATCAATTTAGATGATGATGGTGTAAGCCCTTATCCGCTAATCCTAGTCAGCATTGCGCATCAAGTTAACGCGC